GAAATTACTGTCGATGGTAATTTAAATCTTGTGGTGAAGGGTGATGTAACAGAAGATATTACTGGAAATGTTACAACGACAATCGGTAAGAATCTTTCGGAAACTATTAAATCAAATGCTTCGAAAAATGTGAAGGGATTCGATACCGAATCAATTGGTATTAATAAGACAATAACAACTGGAGGGGTTATCAACCTGAACTAATGCCGGGTATTACAAGAAGAGGAAGAGATAGACATATTGGGCATGCGAGTCCAACACCAAATCCATTTCATAGTACTTCATATGTAAGTGGATCTTCGAATGTACTCGTCAACGGAGCTGGTGCTGTAAGAATAGGTGATGGGACTGGCTGCGGTGACAAAGCAGTCCGTGGTTCATCTAAAGTAATTGTAAATGGAAGAGGTGTACATAGGATTGGAGACCGCACAAGTGGTCACGGTTCTTGGGTTCCGAATGCATCGGGTGGTGGTTCATCAAACGTGATAGCGGGTTAACATGGCAGAATTAGATTCATCAGGGTTTACATTTTTAACAAACCCTACAAAAGCAGAAACAGAAAGATTCGAGTTTGTAGAGTTTGAATATATTCAAGACAATCCCGGCACAGTAAATGATGTGTTTGTGGCAGCAATAGGAGTTTATTATAACGACGATGGAGATACAACATGACAATTACTAAAAGATTAGATAAGGGTACTGCTCTTACTTATGGTGAGCTTGATGAGAACTTCCGCGATCTTGACAGTGATATGACTCTTGATCGTGTTTTGAGGAATGGTGATTCATCGAATCGAGATATGGTTCTTACTGGTACCGCGACTTTGACTACACCGAACTTGGCTGCAGACTCAGCGTATTTCTCAAATCTTTCATATGCAAGTCTAAATGGATTAGCGTCTGGCGATTATAACCCAGGGCAGACAATTCAAGAACATTGGTACAGATTTAGTGATTCTGCTATACGTTATGATATTATCGCTGACGACCCTGAGCACAAAGCAGAAGATCTTGACGATTTTAGTAATAGGTTAAAACATCTTGAACAATTTGATGTCGATATTACACTCGTCAAAGACAACAGTCTAGTAGTGATTGAGTGGAATATACTTGCTGAGGCAAGCGCTCATAATACCGGCTTATTGATCGCAGAAGATAGTAGTGATGGAAATCATAGAGTGATTCGTAGAGAAGGATACGAAGGTTATAATAGCTATTATTTAAAATTATATGAAGATACTGGTACCGCTCAGTACGCGCGTAACAATTGTTATATATCTGTTTTTTATGATGGTAATGATACTACTACAGTGCGACAAACAATTGTTAGATATGTCGACAAACCCGGAGTGTCTGGCTATAAAAGATATAAAATAATATTTAAATCCACCAACAATGCCAACAGCTCGATAAGGACTAACAGAGTTTGGAGTAATTCGGTTAGCAATGGTTATGAAGCCAGTGTGTCAAACGTTCAAATAAGAGAAATCGCTCAATGATTTATAGTATAAATAGATCAAAGGATTAGAAATGGCTCGAGCATTTGCAGTAGAAGACGGAAACTTAAACAACAAACCTATCACAACTTCGCGTGTAGTCACGAGTTCTGATATTGATTTAACGTTTGCGAAAAAAGCGAGTGGAGATGTCTTTAAGAAAACAGATGCTGCAGCCGTAAAACAATCTATAAAGAATCTGTTATTAACAAATTATGGAGAGAAACCTTTTCAACCTCTTTTCGGTGGAGACTTAAATCGTTTCTTGTTTGAATTAAGCGATGAGTTTGATGAATTCGAAGTTCAGGATCGTGTTGCTTCTGCTATATCTAACTATGAGCCAAGAGCTGCAGTAAGAGACGTAAGTGCTCGCATCGATCCTGAAAATCATAATGTTGATATTACAGTTAAATTTCAAGTCATAACTACACTCGAAAATGTAGAAATAAATGTATCACTCACGAGGCTGAGATAATGGCAACTATACAATCATCCGATTTAGATTTTAATAGTATTAAAACAAATCTAAAAACCTATTTACAAAGAAGCAGTGAGTTTCAAGATTACGATTTTGAAGCAAGCGGACTGTCAAATATTCTTGATGTTCTTGCATATAACACTCACATCAATGGATTGATTGCCAATCTTGGTATTAATGAATCATTTTTGAGTTCAGCACAATTAAGAGCATCTGTTGTATCACACGCCGAAACTCTAGGTTATCGCCCTAGGTCAAAAACTGCATCAAAGTCAGAAGTCAATCTCAGTCTTGTTACTGGTGATGCATCCGTTGCTTCTGCACTAATCCCTCAATATACAACTTTTACAGCGAGTGTTGATGGTGTATCATATACTTTCCAAACACTCGAGCAATATACTGCTGCAAACGATGGAGCGGGTACATTTACATTTTTAACATCGAGTGGAAGTGCTAATATTGAACTCGCTGAAGGTGTCGTAAAAACAAAAACCTTTATAGTTGGAGACGCTGCAGATGAACAAGTGTTCGTAATACCCGACACTGAGTTAGACACAACAACATTAAACGTAGATGTCTTTGATACTGTAAGTTCTTCGTCATCTACTCAATATACAAACATTGAAAATTCAGTTAGAATAAATGAAAATTCAACAATCTTTATTGTAAGAGAAGCACCAAATGGATTCCATGAAATTACATTTAGTGAAGGCAATGTTCTAGGTATAGCGCCAGTAGCAGGAAATAAAATAGTAATTCAATATATTGCTTCAAGTGGAGCTTTGGCGAATGGAGCTACTACATTTATTGCAGATGGCGATATTACAGTTGGCTCTAGTGATTACACTCCTACAGTCACCACAGTGACAAATTCAGCTGGCGGTGATGATAAAGAATCAATTAACTCGATTAAAGCTAATGCTCCTATCTCTTTTGCGACTCAACAAAGACTTGTTACAGCCGAAGATTACAAAGCGCTTGTTCTTTCTCGATATTCTACGACTGTCCAAGATGTAACAGCATGGGGAGGAAATGATAACGTTCCTCCAATCTATGGAAGAGTTTATCTTTCTCTCAAATTTAAAAGTGGAGTTTCATCGGATGTACAAGCATCAGTGAAAAACTCAATACAAACTCAACTTGCTGAAAACTTGGGTATTATGTCAATTGATACCGCGTTTACAGATCCAACAGATACTTTCCTCGAAGTTACTACGAGATTTAATTTTGACCCAGATCTGAGTGGTATAACAGCTGATACGCAAGCTGCTGCTGTACAAGTTGCAGTGAATAACTATTTTACAAATAATTTGAATTCATTCGATTCAGTATTTAGGAGATCACTACTTCTTGCTGTGATTGATGATATATCTCCAGCAATATTGGATTCTTCAATATCTGTGAGACTCAATCAAAGATTTACACCGACTTTAAATTTTACTACAAACTATACGGTAGATTTTCCAACAACTATTGCTGCAGCAGATGATGCAAACTACGTATTGAATACTTCAAATTTTGTATTATCTTCTGGCGAGACTGTTACTGCTCGTAATCGATTAGAAACAAATACTATTGAACTTGTAGATCCAATAACTGGTGTAGTAGCTGTTGATAACGCTGGATCGATTAACAACACAACAGGTGTTGTAAGTTTTGTTGGTATAAACGTTGCATCTTTCTCTGGATCAGAAATTCGAGTGACTATTACACCATCAAATCAATCAACAATTCGACCTCTTCGGAATTATATTTTAAACATTGACACTGGACAATCAACTTCAGTTCCAAGTCTTGACTTCCAGAACACGCCTTCATCAATATCAACCAACGTATAGCTCATGAGCCACGAACTAAAAGATAAAAATCGTCGTAAAGTTACGCTCTTCACTTCAAAAATAGGTGAAGTTCTTCCGCTTTACTATGAGCAAGATAACGCAAAACTGATTTCTTTACTTGATCAATATTATAAATTTTTAGATAGCTCTGGGGATCAGAGTTTTTCAAGTATTATTTCAGAAATACATCACTCGCGAGATATATCACAAACGGACACAGACTATCTAGATGAATTAATATCCGAAATCGGCAATGGCTTGACAGCTTCATCTTTCTTTCAACAACCGCGGTTGATGTCAAAACTTCTTGCAAGGTTTTATCAATCAAAGGGTAGTATCAATTCTGCTGAAGGGTTTTTTAAAGGATTTTTTAATGAACAAGTAACAGTTGAATACCCTAAAACAAAAATCTTTATTGTAGCTGAAAGTGAAATTGGCTACGAATCTCAAAAATTTATTCAAGACGATGGTCTCTATCAAATTTTCTCTATTTTGATAAAGATTGGTTTATCAACGCAAGATTATGAAAACCTATACAAAAAGTTTGTACATCCTGCAGGATTTCATTTTGCTGGAGAAGTTTTACTTGAAGAAGACACTTCTCTTACAATTAGTCTTGCCAGTGCTGATCCTCTTGAAGTTGAAGTTATCACAACTCCGGTCTTTAGTGAAGCATCACTTACTATCGAACCAAGTACTACTGCTGATATGACAGCTCTGTATGATTCAGACGGAACAGAAGTTAGAATTAGTCTGCTGTCAAATATCGAATACTTCGAAGGCGATTCAATTGGAAATCTTGATGTGTTCTATCCGAATATTCTTACTGTCGCTACACCGAATTCATTTACATATGATGATAGCGCCAACTCAGCACGTCCTGATAATTCAATGACTTATGAAACAACAGAAAATGACATGTTTACTCGGTATCTGTCAAATATTACTGACTCATCGATATAAATAAAGTAAAATGATCAAGAGCAAAAAATATGACTAGACAAAATATTGCTACAGGCACAATAGCGAATGACGGAACTGGAGATACTTTACGATCTGCAGCTGTCAAAATTAATGCCAATTTTGTGGAACTTTATCAGTTCTTAGGCGGAGGAGACAGTAATGTTTTGTCCGGCCAAATTACTTTAGAAGATAGCGCAATTGTTTTTGAGGGTGCAACCGCGGATGATTTTGAAACTCGCTTAGTTGCAAGTGATGTTGCTGCTGATACATTAGTAAGATTGCCTGATAGCGATGGTATTATTGTTACTAATATTGGAAATCAAACTCTTACGAATAAGACATTAACGAGTCCTGCTCTGACAACACCAGCAATTACGACTTCGATTAATGATGCAAACACAAATGAAATAATTAAGTTTACTGCGACTGGATCAGCCGTGAATGAAATTACGGTGATCAATGAAGCGACAGGAAATGCACCATCGATTGGTGCTACCGGAACAGATACAAATATTAATCTGACTCTAAATTCAAAAGGTACTGGTTCAGTTGCTATAAGAAAAGCTGCATTTACTTCAACAGAAATTACTGCAGATGGAACAGCTTCTGCAGTTGCGTCATATATTATATGCAATAAAGGAAGTGCGCTCGCTGTAGCATTAGCAGATGGCACGACAATCGGCGAATATAAAATTTTTACAAATAAAGGAGCCGGTGTTGCAACTATTACACCGACAAGTTTTGGTTCTAATACCAGTTTTGCGATCGCTGAAAATGAAGGAGCGCAATGTGTATGGGACGGTGCAAATTGGTTCCTCGTCGGTAATCAGAGCGTAACAACGATAGTATAAGAGATAAAAAATGGTAGCGATAGCAACTGATTCACTTAAAAAACAATTTACAAATCTTCTTTTTACTGAAGGTACTAATAGTTCTGATAGTAATGAATTTTACATTGGAATTGGTAAGTCTGATGTGTGGGATGGAACAGACACACCAGCCACTCCAGTTCGTACACTAGAAGAAGAAAGAGAAGCTCGCGGCAACTTGCATGCAGTGAAAAAAGTTACAGCCTATTCATTTGTAGTTCCTCGATATAATTGGACAACTGGATCAATTTACTCAGCTTGGAGCGATAACTCAGTTGGTATACCTACAAACACATACTATGTGTTAACAGAAGATAACGAAGTTTATATTTGCTTACAACAAGGAAAAAGTGCTACTGGTGTTGCAAATCCTTCTACTGTCAAACCATCATATCAAAATGCGGGTGTTACGACAGTAAGAGCATTTACAACTTCCGATGGATACATGTGGAAGTTTTTATATTCTTTATCTGCCGCTAGTTCTTCTAACTTTCTTTCTTCAAATTTCCTTCCAATTCAAGATGTTACTCTTGACTCAGCTGCAGCAAATGCGTTTGAACTTATTCAGTTGAATGTACAGAATACAGCAATCCGCGGACAAATTCTTGGTGTAGAAATTGTTTCTGGTGGGACAGGATACTCATCAGCTCCTACTATTACTTTTAACGGAAATGGAAGTAATGCTGCTGCCACTGCAACAATCAGTGGAGGATCGATTGTTAAAGTTGAAATGAACAATGATTCTGCTGCTCTTGGATTAGGTTATGATTACGCTAGCGCAAGACTATCTGATGGAAATGCAGTCTTAAGACCAATCATAGGACCGCAACTTGGTATTGGAAAAAGCCCACTTAGTGATTTAAAATCTTCATCACTTATGTTTAATGCTAAACCAGACGGTACTGAAGGCGGATCTTTTCAAACTACAAATGACTTTAGACAAGTTCTTCTATTAAAAAATTTAGATTTAACTGACAGTGATACACCCGGCGGAAGATTTGTCGCTGGTGTAGGAAAAGTAGGAAGATACATGACTCTTACTGGAACTATTGCAGCTTCAGGTTTAGTCGTCGATGAATTAATCACTGGTGGTACTTCTAATACAACTGCGTATGTTGATGAACTCGACAGTGCAGGTGGTAATATTGTTTATTTCCATCAAAATTCAAATAATGTTATCGGAAAATTTAATGACGGTGAGGCCATAACCGGATCTGGTGTTGGTTCAGCTACTACTGATAGCGGTGATAAATATAATGCAGTAGACCAATATAGCGGAGAACTTCTCTATATTGAAAATAGAGCAGCTATTACAAGATCTTCTTCGCAAACAGAAGATATTAAAATTATTATTACGGTGTAAAGAATGGCAACTAATTTAACCAATACCACCTTCTCAAGTACGTATAAAGACGATTTTAGAGATAGTGATAACTATCATAGAATTCTGTTTAACTCGGGTAGAGCTCTTCAAGCAAGAGAACTTACCCAAATGCAAACTATAGCTCATAGAGAACTTCGAAGATTCGGTTCAAATATCTTTGTTGATGGTGGAGTTGTAGAGCCCGGCGGTACACATGTTAATAATCGTTTAGAATTTATCAAGCTTTCATCAAACGTAATTACCGATGGAACATTTACTCAATCAGAAATTCTCAATAAAACTTTTACAGTTCAGGCTCCAGCGGCTGCTCTTCAAGTTAAAGTAGTAAAGATAGCATTAGCCGAAGGTGCTAATCCAGACACACTCTTTGTCGAGTATGTTTCATCAACTGCAGGAACTTCGAGTAGCGATCCAATCCGTGTAGGTAACTCAGAAACTTTAGCTCGAAACGATGCTCCATCAGTTACTTTCACAAGTGCATCATCTTCAGCATCTGGCGCTGGTACAGAAGTTTCTATTCAACAAGGTGTATTTTATGTCCAAGGACACTTTGTCTTTGCCGAAAAACAAACTATCTTTGTCGACAAATACAGTGGAACACCTGATGCAGAAATAGGATTTAAAGTCGTTGAGCAAGTCATAACTGCTGATGATGACATTGGACTTTTTGACAATCAAGGAGCAGCTCCAAATATCGCAGCTCCCGGAGCAGATCGATATCGCATCAAATTATTGCTATCAAAGAAATCTGATATTTTAGCATCAGAAAATTTTGTTTATGTTGCAAGAATAACTAATGGTAGAATTAGTGATGAAAACAGAGTTGATAATTCTTATAAGACAATCAATGATATACTTGCTCTTCGTACAAGAGAAGAGTCTGGCAACTATAGCGTAAAATCATTTACTGCTGCATTTAATTCACTTGACTCTGCTGCTGTTTCGTCAAATCTTCAACTCGAAATGTCAGATGGTATCGTATATGTTGATGGATATCGTCTAGAAGCTGAAGCTAAAAAAATCACAATACCAAAAGCGAGAGATACACTCGCAGTAGAAAATGAAATCGTAGTTGCAACTTATGGTAACTTTGTAAAAGGCGATGTGAATAGAGGGCAAATGCAAGGCTTGCCAGAGATTGGTACTTTTGATAAGTTAGATCTAATGGATGGTGCAGCATACACCGGCAATAAAATTGGTACTGCAAGAGTTAGACACGTAGAAGTAGATACAGGTCTTGCATATCGATTCTACCTTTTCGATATTCGCATGAATCCTGGAAAATCATTTTCACTAACAAAATCTTTCGGTAAATCAGTATCTGACTATGTTAATGTTAAGCTTGAAGGTGGTGCAGCAATTCTGAAAAATACTTCAGACAACAATCTTTTATTCCCACTTCCGAGGACTCGTCCTGCAGAAACCGGAATGACAGTTGATGCTATCACTGTTCAAAAGAAAATATCAGTTGCAACTGATGCGTTAGGTCAAGCAACTGCAGTCACTCCGCCGACTGGATACAACACATTCACAAGTACAAATCAGTGGATATTTGCAGATAGCTCTGTCGATTCGAGTGTCAGTATCACTCTTGCTGGAGACGGTACAACATTCGATATTAGTGGAGCTCCTCATAGCACAACTCTTGAAGGTTTAGTGCATGTTGTAAAATCTTCGCCGACTGCTCGAGCAAAAACTCTTCGTGAAGAAACAAAATCTTGGACATGGCCTGCAGATGCAGAATCAGATGGCAATGGTCTTGCATGGCTCACTTTAAATAGAGCTGACATCTACAATGTCAAATCAATTAAAATAACTGACTCTGACGGTTCTAGCTTAAGAAGCGCATTCACAGTTGATAATGGTCAAAGAGATAACTTCTATGGAATTGGACGTTTAGTCAAGAAAGCTTCATCTTCAATTGTCGATGATACAGTAATATTCTCTCGTTACGAATATTTTGAGCATAACCAGAATGGTGACTTCTTTAACATTACTTCTTATCCGGCTGGTGTACCTTATGAAAAAATTCCTAGTCACATATTGAGTGATGGAACAACTGTTTCTTTGCGAGATGTTATTGATTTTAGACCGAGGGCTGTAAAAGACACATCAGATAGTGCTATTACAAATATTAGCTTTGACTCTGACGGTGAACTAACTGGAGCAGCACCTATTATCAATGCTATTCCACCTAACACTTCAACATTCAGTGTTGATACTACATATTATCTTCCAAGAAAAGATAGAGTGATTGCTACAACGATTAATCGTGACGGTGATAGAATTAGATCTGGAGAAGTTAGAGTAGTACAAGGAATATCTTCGTTAAATCCTCAAGTACCACCAATTCCAAGTGGAGCTATGCCGCTGTATGAGTATGAGCTGAATCCGTATACATTAAGTGACTCAGATCTCACCAGTAGAATTATTCCTTCAAAGCGCTTTCAAATGAAAGATATCGCTGCTCTTGAAACTCGTGTTAATCAAATACAAGAAACAACTCTTCTAAGCTTGCTCGAAGCAAATACCTCTTCACTCACAGTTCTTGACTCGGCGGGGCTTGAAAGAACTAAAGCTGGATTTATGGTTGACAATTTTAAAGATTTTAGTTTTGTTGGGACTGATCTTGTAGATGATGTTAGAGGTGCTATTGATAGATTAGGTCGAGTTTTACAACCAACTGGCTTTCCTCACAACACTAGAATTTTTTATGATTCTTCAACGAGTACTACGGG